TGCTGATGCGGCTGTGAACACTCTAGAGATACCATTTAGGTTTTACCCGTGTTTAACAGCAGGATTAGCTTATTATTTATCTTTGAAAAAAAATCCACAGCTTACACAGATGTTAAAAGTTGTGTATGAAGAAGAGTTTGAAAGAGCTATGGGTGAAGACAGAGACAGGTCTAGTTTTACTGTCACACCGCAATATGCTTATTTTAGGAGTAATTAATGGGTAGGTTTGCAACAGGTAAATTTGCAAAGGGTGTTTCAGATAGATCTGGTATGGTGTATAACCTCCGACAAATGAAACTTGAGTGGAACGGATCTCTAGTTGGTCCAGACGAATTTGAAAGAAAACACCCACAACTGGGTCCTTTTAATGTACCTGTTGACGGTCAAGCTGTAAAAAATGCAAGACCAGCACGAACAGAGAACCCTGTAGAGAGACTTTTACTGCCGGATGCTTTTTTGTCTGGATCGTCAGGATCAGCTGTGATTACAGTGACAGAAGCTAGTCACGGTAGAAGCACTAGCGATACGGTAAGATTTAAAAAAGCAAAAGGTTTTGATGGTTTTACTTCAGATGTTATAAATAAAAATGACGGATACTCAATAACAGTTGTAACTACAGATACTTATACATTTACTGCATCTAGTGGTACGGCTACAACAGGAGGCTTGTTCGGCGGCGGTAATGACGCTACGGCTGGACCAGTAACGGTGACACCATGAGCTTTACCTTTGCAACACTTAAAACTGCTATACAGGATTACACAGATAACAGTGAAACTACCTTTGTAAATAATTTAAATAACTTTATTAAGGCAGCAGAAGAAAAAATATTTAAAAGTGTAGATTTAGATTTGTTTAGAAAAAACGTAACCAGTGCTTTCACGGCGTCTGATGCTTTTCTAACAGTTCCTGCTGATTATCTTGCATCTTTTTCTTTGCAAATCACAACATCTGGATCTGAAAGTTTTTTACTACAAAAAGATGTAAATTACTTGAGAGAATATACACCAGCTGCCACAACCACGGGACTACCAAAATATTACGCTAGGTTTGATACAGACAACTTCATTGTGGCCCCTACGCCCAATAGTAATTACACATTAGAGCTTCATTATTACTATCGTCCAGCTAGTTTGACTGCCGGATCTGACAGTGGTACTACTTGGATTAGTACAAACGCACCTTTTGCTTTACTTTACGGATCTCTTGTAGAGGCTTATACTTTTATGAAAGGTGAGCCTGATGTAGTGCAAAACTATAATAATCTGTATTTGCAGTACATGGAAAGATTAAAAGATTTAGGAGAGGCAAGGGAAAACACAGATGGTTATAGAGTTGGTCTACCATCAAGACCGAGAACATAGGAGTAGAAAATGGCAACAGCAAATGCAGCTACCAATTATCTAGAGAGAAGAATATTAGATTTCTTATTTAAAAATAACTCTCTTAGTTTTTCATCACCCGGAGACAGTATTTATGTAGGACTTGCAACGGCAGTAAGTGCAGCAGAAACTGGATCGTTGACAGAAGCTACGTTTACAAACTATGCAAGACAACAAGTTACTGCGGCAAACTGGACTACTATAGGTGCAGATTCAACAGACACACAAACTGCAAAAAACGCAGCTAATATTGAGTTTCCAGCATCTGGTGGCACAAACAATACGATTACACATGTGTTTCTTGCAGACGCAGCTAGTAGTGGTAACATACTTTTTGTTGGAGCTTTGGATGCAAGTAAGACAATAGCTAGTGGTGATATATTTAGAATTAACGCAGATAACTTAACAATAGAATTGAAATAATGGCACTTGTACTAAATGATAGAGTAAAAGAAACTACGACCACAACTGGCACTGGCACACTTACATTAGGTGGTGCAGTAACTGGTTTTGAGACTTTTGCAGCAGGTATAG